GCTTAAAGCGGCAAATTATATGACCTCATTTGCTGATAAATTTATTAGCTTATATTCATCTGGTACCGCTTCATGGACCCCCGATTCCGTAGTAGGATATTTATTTGCTCTTACTATGGGAGTAGATAGGATGCATAATCCAGCCAACGCTTTCCTTACAAATGGCATTAATGGAACATTCAATGATGCCATCACTATTCCAAAAGATGTAGATAATCTTTTGGGTGCTCGGGGAGCTACGCGACTCTGCCAAGCTTACCAAGTTATTTTGGGAATACAAAAATACAAAAATTACAATGGTAGTCAAGCGTCATTATTAGCTCCAGCTTTTAACGATACACCGACCAATAGTTCAATCATATTACAAACACCCGCAAGGTGTAAAGGCTTTGTTCCATTCTATCCTCCTCAATGGGACAACACGCCTATTTGGTCCATTCTAAATCAATATACAAATCCTGTAGTGAATGAAATGTACACAGCGCTTCGTATGAATAGTAATGGAATGATTCAGCCAACTTTAATAGTAAGAGAAAAACCACTTAGCACTGGTCTTTACGCTGCATTAACTAATCCACAATTGAACCAAGGAGCTATCGATAGACTGCCTGCAAAAGTTAAAAATCAAGTCCAACCTAATGCGACGCCTATAGCGAAATCTTCAGCCGATTTTAAAACAAAATCTTCAGCCGCAGATCCTCATGGATACGGCCCTCAGTCAACAGAAAGAACTTTTTTTGGGGAATTGCCACGTTGGGTAATTGATGAATCAATGATTCAATCCGTTAACACCACCACTTCTGAATCTTCCAGGATCAATTTTGTTCAAGTATGGGGCAGATCAGCCGGTGTTGAATATTTAGGAATTAATGAACAAGCTTCACAAGGAACTATGCTTGGCCAAATGGCGATGGGAAATTATTTTGCAGATACTGCCGATATTTCTCGCCATGGGTTACGAGCATATATCGAAACATCTCCATTTGATGTATCAGTTAATCAAAATGGGTCAGAAGCTCCTCAATGGGCAAGAATGCGTGCCGACTGGATGTTTAATGGACATCTTAAACTTGAAGGATCTATTTCTTGCATTGGAATTCAAGAACCTATTTGTGAAGGTGACAATATTGAGGTACGTGGGATAGTTTACCATATTGATAGTGTTGGCCACTCCGCAGGTATTTCTCCGAATGGGCAAAAAACTTTTAGTACAGTGTTGCAAGTATCAAATGGAATGTTGGCTGATGGATTAGATGATAAAAATCCACCAAAATATATGTGCCATTTACCGAAAGGTCGTGCCGGTCATCCTGGTCCTGGCTATACAGAAGTACAAACTCGTGATAGTTCTAGTAAGAAACGTAATTCCCAAGGAGATTTACAAGGCTCTGATGAGGATTCTCAAGATGAATAGTTTTAATCAACTGTACCTTGGCGTTATCCAAGAAGTATATTCTCCGGGTGATCCGTTGAATGCTTCTAAATATCAATACGAATATCGTGTTTTGATATCAGGTGACGGCAATGCGCAAATACCATGCAAATGCATAAGAATGGATCCATATGGTTCATATCATAATTACCAAGACGCCGTACTCTCTAAAGGCTATCGCGTATTTGTACAGTTTCCCAGAGGTGATCGTTCTATGGGAGTCATCATGGGCGGCTCAAGATTCCGGCAGGAAGTACAAGACCCCAAAGCAGGAATTATCTATGAGCATAGATTCAACGAAGTGGTCAATACCGTCGACTTCACAGGGGCCTGGACTACTCGCACCACTTCCGGGACATTTCTAAAAGTAGAAAAAAATAAAGTCACAATTTCAGATACTCTTATTCAACAACCTGGTTACCAAAATACAAATTTTCAGGCTCAGAACAATGCAGCTTCTCCAGTTACTACCGATCCTTTTGATGGTGAATTTATTATTTTGGATAAAGCTGCAGGACAGCTTTGGATCAACACTAATCAGTTTAAAGTCGTAGTAAATAAAAATGCTGATATACATGTTCGTGCGGACTCCAATGTTGTTCTTGATGGGGCTGCGACTATTACCGTTGGTAAAGATGCCAATGTAACCGTTAATGGAAACGCTAATGTAAACGTGGCTAAAGACTTACAAGCAAATGTAACTGGTGAATTAAAAGCAACAGTTGGAAAAGATGCCACGATCACCTCATCTGGCTCAGTGAAAGTTAGCGCCAAAGACATATCGCTGCAGGCGCAAGGTGCTAGTTTCCCTTTAGCCGCATTATTAACAACTACTTCAGATCCCATAATCGACTATATTACAGGAATTCCCACCCAAGGCACACCAACTATTAAAGCAGGCGAATAATGGCTGTTCAACCGTCAGTACTCACACAATTATTCACGACAAAAGCCCACACATATATTTTGGCAGCGGATAATGCTCGTGTTCCGGGCAGAGCAAATTACAATGGCCCGCTCGCTCAACCCAATCCCCAATATTTTATGAAGTACGCTCAAGGCGTGGCAACTGGTATCGCAATAGGAACTCCTTCAGTAAATTTCATAACAGCTGATACTGGAGTTATGGGAGCCCCACCAATTCCAGGCGCTGGTGCAGGAATCGGGATAATCGTCGATGCATTATATTTTGAAAAAACTTGTTATTCGTTAATTCAGCAAGCTTTACAGGCAAAATATAATGGTACGTCAGTTATTGAGCCATACGCTTCATTAACGCCCACGAGCAATGGAGTTTATTTGAAGGCTATTTGCCAAGCTCTTGGTGAAGCTATCAAAGAGCATTACGCAACTTGCTGGACATTAACTTCAGTTCACCCATTAATTTATATTGGAACAGGTCTTATAGTCGATGGCGCATTTTCTGGAATCCAACAAAACCTAGTCTCTTCTTCAATAATGGGCCAATTATCTGGTTTTAATGGAGATTTTTTGCAAACCATGATAGATCAAATCGCCTTAGCTTATAAAATGACAATAGAAAAAATGTCCACCGGTCAAGTAGCCATCGTAGGAGTATGTGTTCCAAGTCCTGGACAAATATGCGGTATTGGATCTGTTGGAGCTGGTACCGGCGTAGCTACATAAACCTCCACTAGTTTGTGGAACCTCTTATACAACCCCCTAATATTTAAGGTATCCCATGGCAACTAATTCCCCTCTTACTAATGGTGCATTAAATTTTGATGCAGAGTCGCAACAAGCGCAATCCTCTATTGATCAACTTAGTTCCGATCTAAAGGATTACTCACATCCCCCCACTGCAACTCCGGCCAAAACCTATAGATATCAAAACTCTATATTTGATCCAGCTGTTGACTTGGTAACCCTTTCCTCTGCCAATTTCAACGAATTATTTGATGAATTAGATTTTACCAGACAATATGGGTACACTTTTTGTATTTATTCAAGTGACAATAAATTCCAAAAGGTAGCCTATTCCTTTCCATTGCCACCACAAAGTATTTCCATTAGTGTGCCCGCAGCTGTTAGCGGTACCGTTACTATGAAAGGATACGTAGAAGACCACAATGGTGCTCCTATTCGTAGAATTAGTTTACGTGGAACTACCGGTATTTACCAAGAAGTCAGCGCTCAAGATCCTGGCAGTACTGGACCAAATTCATTGCTCAGCTCTCTTTTAAAAAATACATTCCAGTCTGCTGTACGTGTAGCTAACCAAGCCACTGCTTTAGCTGGTACAGTTTCATCAATTTTCAGTGGATCTAGCCCGCTTTCTGCCCGTATTAATTGGAATAATTCCGATGTATCTAGTAGAAAACTTCTTACTGGATACGAAGCTGCGCATACTTTGTACCGTTTTTTAGATGGTTATCTTGCGATGAAGAAACAAACAGCGAATTCAAAAGTTCGTTTGTGTTTCGAAATGCATAAAGATAAAATGTATTATGATTGTACTTTGAATAATTTTACTTTGAATAAAATTGCGGGCACATTGGAATACGAATACAGTATTGACCTTACCGCTTGGAGACGCCAACCACATCCACCAAGTGGTGATTACCCTGTACAGTCAAGCAATGGAAGCCAAGCAAACGCCATCAATAAGCTAGCTCAGATTACCCAAGCATTAATTCAAACTCGCGCTCTTCTTTCAGATTCATTTAACGTTTTGGCTGGTATAAGAGCTGATGTAAATAGTGTATTTATTGAACCTCTTAGAGAGGCGATTTTATTAGGAGGTACTCTTGTTTCGGGGGTGCTATCACTTTCCAGTTTCCCTCAGTCTATCATTAATTCATCCAAAGCGGGAATTATATCGGCCCTAAAGTCTTCTCAAGGAGATGTTAGATTAGCGACAATTAAGGCTTCTATGATTAAAGCTGGATATTATTCTAATGACAATAATTCTCCCAACTATGGATTAGTAAATCCCACTACGTCTGTTTTAAATTCTGAATTCCGAGAAACAAATGATACTAACCAGGCAGAGCTAAACGGAATTAATAATGATGGCTCTGGCTTCCAATTAGCCCTCAATGATCCTTCTGTGGCTATTCCCATGCTTGATCAATTCACAATTGATGAAATTCCCATGACTTCAGCTCAACAAACGGCTGTACAAAATGAGATTAATCGGGTTCAATCATTAACGGCCACTGACCTTCGTAATCGAAGAACATCTATGGAATCTTTTGCGAATTCAATTGCGCAAGCCTTTGGTGGGGGTTCTACTACATTTAATAGAGTTAATAATTATACAAATTCTCCTACGACTAAAAAATTACAAATATCGGACATTATTCTTATGTCTCAGATTAATGATGCTATTATGGCTTATGATTCATTGATTGCACAGATGGAAAGTAACGTGTCTGCAGGTAATGATGATTATTATTCTTATTATGCGAACGTCGCTAGAGAAAACAATATCGCATTTACCCAAAGTCAATCAAAGTATTATGTACCTTTCCCATATGGCATGACCATGGAAGCGTTAGCTGTGCAATATTTGGGGGACGCTCAAAGATGGATTGAGATCGCGGCAATTAATGGACTTCAAGAACCATATATCGACGAATCTGGATTTAATATTTTATTCCAAGGCAATGGCGCAGGCAACACATTGACTTTGCCAAATGCAGATGATCTTTTTATCGGCCAAACCATTCTCATTACTTCCAATACTCAATCAGCGACTTCTCGCAAAATCACCGGGATCACTGTTGAATCTGCTGTTGAATCCATTGTCACGGTAGACGGTGATCCAACCATGTCTTTATATCGTACTGCTGACAGCGCTAGTCTAAAAGCTTTTTTGCCAAATACTTTGAATTCTTTAAAGATGGTAGCAATTCCTTCGAATGATCCAGTAGGTGTGCCTCAACAATTAAAAATAACCCCCGGTGCTAATGATTTAGATCCAATCATGGTTGTGGCTCAGACTGATTTCTTGTTGTTATCTAGTGGAGATTTGGCTATTGATGCGGCGGGTAATGTTGGGATAGCTACCGGAGTCCAAAATCTGACCCAAGCGGCTAAATTAAAACTTCTGACCAAAGCAGGATCGCTAGTGAATGATCCTAGTTGGGGTAACCCTGTAAGTGCCGGTCAATCGACTGCAGAAACTAATGCCCCAGATATTCTTTCAAAGATCTCTTCAATGTTTGCCCAAGATCCTAGATTTGGTAAGATCCTGGCTGGCTCAGTTTCAAAGTTTGGCCCGAGTGCGGAGATTAGCATTTTAGTGAAAATCGCCGGTACTAACCTCAATTTACCGCTCGTGGTACAAGCTCCATTATAAAATCCTTCGGCGTTGATTATTAACGCCTAAGAAAACTCGCCCACCGCAATAATGTTTCAAATATAAGAATAACATAAAAAATCTGCCAGGAACTGCTAGGGTACCACCTAGATCATGGTCGAGAATCTCTTCAAAAATACGCTTTTCAAATGGCGTCATATACGTGAGTTTACAATACAATTAGGTTAAAGTCAAGACCTAATATTCCTTATGAGGGTTATCTATGGCCGACCAGCCTGTTTTACGATCGCAACCACAAATCGCCGGGGATTTAACGGACGGCTTCTTAAGTCGGGCCACTTCAGTTACCGATTTATCACAACAATCTGTATTAAGTCAGTTTATCACTGCGATATCACAGTCAAATTTTCGTGCATCTGCAGCTATTATTCAGATGCTTGATGCACTTTCGATAGACCGCGCAGTAGGGGGCGCTCTTCAGACTTTAGCCCGTGATCGCCAAGTACCCATTCTTTCAGGTAATGCTTCAACTGGTAATGTTGATATTACAGATAATACATTTTCTAAAATTGAAACAGGTATTTACGCTGGTCAGCCAGCTCCCGTAGCTGGATCTGCAACTATTTACGTAGTGGATGCGTCGGCCTTCAATCCTACAGGTCAAGTTTATATTGGTCGTACTACCCCCAATGTCGAGGGGCCATTAACTTACACGAGTGTGACGGCTCAAGCTGGTGGAGCATATTGGGCTATTAATTTGGCAGGGTCTTCTTTGACTACAAAATTCCATAATCTCGGTGAACGAGTGATCATGGCCCAAGGTGGAAATAGACTAATTAGATCAGGCTCTTCAGTTCAAACTGCTTCTGGATCCAATTCATCTCCTATAGTTTTTAATACGACCTCTAACGCGACTATTCAAGATGGTGAGACCACTGTTAGCGCTGTACCGATCGTGTGCGCTCAGTCGGGCACAGATGGAAATGTACCCAAATCTGCAATTGTTGAAACCGTATCTTTCCCATTTTCTTCTAGTTGTGTGAATAGTCAGCCATTTACCAATGGTAAAGCTCCAGATGATGACGATACTTTAAGGGAACGTATTAAGGCTTATGAGCAAGCTAAATCAAAAGGAACTGCTCAAGCGATCGAAACAGCTTCTATTGATGTTTTTTCGCCAGATGACCTTAAAAGAGTCAGTTCGGCTAATATCGTTACTTACGCGGATACTTCATCGGCATTGGTATTTGATGATGGAACGGGCTATGAAGCAATTTTTACGGGAGTCGGCTTAGAAACGGTAGTTGATTCTGCATTGGGTGGAGAAATAAATCTTCAACTAAGACAATATCCAATTCTCCAGGCCCGTGTTATAAATAATCTTGCCGGACCTTTTAATATTTTACAGAACGACGCTATTGATGTAGAAATCCAAGGTGATCGTAGGACACATTTTTTCAACTCTACAGACTTTTTAGTCCCAGGAGCTGGAACCGTTAGTGAAATCGCGAATTCAATCAATTCTGATCCTAACTTTCATGCATATGCGACTACTGCGACTAATACCTCTCGTATTGCTTTATATCCTCGTAACCGTCTTCAGAATGAGATCACTGTTGTCGCTCGTGGTACAACAGACGACGCCAGCGTCAAAATCGGATTCCCATTAAATACTGAATATACAATTCGTTTGTACAAAAATGATATTCCATTATTCCAAGATGGTCAATATGCGACAGTTGCAACTACTTCTAATGCTAACTGGTTAAACACCATTACTGATGGCGATACTCTAATTTATTCTGTAGATAAAGCTCCTCCAATCACTGCTACATTTACAACTGCATTATTTCAAACAATTGATATTACTGCCACGGTCAGTTCTCAAACTGCATTAAGTACTTGGGTAGCTGTAATGAATTTAATTATGTCAGGAGTTACGGCGTCTATCAATGGTGATACCATTAATTTGACTTCTAATTTAGGATTGAACAATAGAGCATCAATTGAAATCCAAGGCGGAACGCTACTTTCTAAAATGTTCCCAGTTAATGTTGATGTAATATCGACCGGTCGCGGATCTGATTACACTCTTAATCGTCAAACTGGTCAATTTGCATTAAACGTGGCACTAATTAAAGGTGATTCAGTTACTGCTGGATCTTCGTTTACTCGCGCAAACATAATCACATCTTCAATACCTTCTGGTCCAACCATTGATGGAAACACGTGGATGGTAGTGGATGGCGCTGCTAAATTAATACCAAATGGTCTTAAGTTAAATACCCAAGTATTTTTTGAATCCTATGCTACAGGGAAAATGCGCATTCGAGGAGAGTCCGCTACGCTTACTCCAGAAGGTTTCGAAAATGTTGCTATCAACGATTGGATACTTATTTGGGGAGAAGCTAGCGACGCTACAGCATACCCAATCATGTACGCTAATCGCGGATACTGGCGTGTAGAGTCTATCGATGGCGGATTGATTGTAAATATCGATGGAAACTTCAGTCCAACATTTGGATCTGAACCATCTGTGCCTCTTGACAGAATAGTTGCTGTAGAAACCCTGGCTCCAATTCAACATTTAGGGTATACTGCGGCAAGCATTGGTGGGTTCATTACGCAAATTACTACCGATTTACTTGGTGTAGATGCCGATGCAATAGGCTCATCTGTTCGCCTATCTTCTCAAACCTCTGGCGCTTATGGCGAGATTCTTATTGTAGCTGCAGACAGTGGTGCTAAGTCTATTGGCATTAATCCAGCAACTATATCAGATAACATCACCTCTCATTATGGATTTATTGTAACGGCTGATTCAGAGGCTGGAACTCCTTTGTTTACTCATAGTGTTTTTGGTACTAAAACAGATGACCACACTTTTCAAGATTCCAATTACGAAACCTTTGGCGGTAAATTAGATAATTTTGCAGAAATACTAAATGATTATGAAGCAGATGTAAGTAATTTCCGAGAGTTGCCGGATTCAAATAAGTCTCGTCGGGTATACACGGAAGACTTTAATGAAAGCACCAATAATATTACATTAAAGATCCCTCCCTATATGACTAGCGCGGAAAGCCCTATTCAAACAGGTGATCGTTATTTTTTGCGTGAATCTTATCAGTTTGACTCTACAGATGATCTTACATTTATCGTAGATGGTGACGACACTACAAAAACATATACTGCCCCAGTAGCTCGAAATGTTATTGTGGACAATCATTCAACTCCTAGTACGCAAGATTTTTCAGCTTCTGATGCTCAGTCCAGTTTAGCACTAGCTGATCCATCTTCGTTTTTTAACTTTGATTTCTCTGATTTCAAAGTTTGGCGTCAAGCAGGTGTTGAATTATTAAATGGCACTAATTCGATTAGAATAAAATTTGGTATTTTCGGTCCCGCAGGTAATAGTGTCAGGGTGGGTTATGTTTATCCGTCTAATAATACTCAAACTTCATTGTCTTATACGACCCTTAATAATGAAGCTGGGGCAATTGGTATTGTGTTGCCGGTTACAACTCCAAGAACACCTAACTGGGACGGAACTACTTCCTTCACTACCGATGTAGTTACTACTGGCGGAAAAGATACCGTCACATATACTTACAGAGTTGGCACACAGCCAAATTTTGGTGTTGGCGGTGCTGCAATTAATAATGGTGATATTGCAATGATAGATCCTACTTCTGATCAGTTGAGCCAGAATAAAAATTTCTCTGCTCGCGTTTCAACTGTATCAGCCACTACATTTTCTATTCAACGCCCAACAGGTACCGCTATAAGCGATAATATCCCTATTGCATCGATGCAAAATATTAATGGAGTGGTAACAGCTGTCACGGCCCAACCTCACCTCATTCTTCAAGGCGACCGCATCGGTATTTGGGGAACCTCTTCGGTAGATGGATTCAATTATCCATTTCAAACCACTTATTATCCTACTGTAGTAAATTCCACCACTTTTACATTTAGTGCGCCCGTTGGGACTCCTGGTGGGGCAATCATTTCGGCTACTCATGCGGCTAACATCGTCACCGTTACAGCATCTGCACATGGGCTACAGGTCGGTAATGTAATAATTGTTTCAGGAATATCTAATCCTAACTATAATGGTACACATACCGTATCAGCAGTTTTATCTTCTAGTCAATTTCAATACATCGTAACTGGGTCGGACGCTTCAGTAGTTGGTGGTCGTTTTGACTTCCAAAGCTATGCATTAGATCCAGCTTCAACAACTTCCATCCAGTCAATCACAAAGACTGGCTATTCAGTAACTGTAAATAGTACCGGCGAAAGTATCGCTGTGGGTGAACTAGTTCAGATTGCTGGTGCGCAATGGTCAACTTATAATTCTGCTACAACTTATGGTACAAATGATACCGTTTTTTATAGCGGTATTAATTATGTTTCTTTAGTGTCCGGCAATACCTCAAATCAGCCAGACATCTCTCCAGCGCAGTGGGCAATTACCTCTTTGACCCTCAATGGCAACTATGTTGTTACGTCCACTGTGCCTGGAGTAAGTTTAACCTTCGTCACAGATTTCTTAGGAAATGGATCTGCTACGACAGGTACGGCGACAGCCATTAGAACCGCTGCTAGAATTGCACGCTCATTGGGACCAAATGCTGCGATGTTGCAATTTGCGCAAGTTTCGACAACAGCTCAAGCAATTATAGACTATGCTACGACTCAAATTCCTGATTTACTTGGCGCTGCTTTAGACGGCGGCACATCTTCTGATGTGATTAATCTTTCTACCGCCGATACGACTCTTTCTGGTAATTATTACACAGCTACCGTAACTGCGATGGCTGCGACTGAAGGATCTAGCTTATTGAATATCACCGTTAATGCAAACATACCTGCAGGTTCAGATATATCACTGACTACAGACGCAACTGGGTATAGCGACAGTTATGTGGTGCTTACCTCTACTCAAGTGGGATCTTCTTGGGTATTATCTATTAGAACTAGAATCGTTTCTCCTACCACTGGCCCAGTAACTTTTACTACGGGTAATATCGTGGGCGCACCAAATTATTTAATGATGACTGATGGCGAAAACTTTGTTAAAAGTTCAAACCTTCAATCAGTTCCTACTTTACCTCAGTTTTCTTGCAAACGTGCCTGGATTGAAGCGCCAGCTATTGGCGAAGAACTGAGATTGATTGCTTCTACTACTGAACAATTAACAAGATTTTGGAATGTTTTAACTGTAACTGGTTTGTCTAATGTCGCAACGATTGATAATTCTGATTATGGTCGTCAATTACAAGTCCGTACTCAAACATTCGGAGCTTCTGGATCAATCCAGGCGACTGGTGGAAATGCTTCTGGTGGCCAAATAGCTATCGTTGGTGCTGGGAATGAAATTGACAGTAAAACCGGTTCTTTGACAATCCCTTTTGCCGCGCACGATGGGTTGAATGGCGGGTCATGGATTCAAATTACTCAAAATACCAGACAAAACAAAATACTTGGATTTGACGGCACAACAGTAATTAATACTTCTTCAAATGGATTGACTTTAGCCGGTGGTTCTGGATCATTTCAAACCGCTCGCGTAACAACTCAAGATTCTACAACTAAAATGAAAGTTGAACGCCAAGGTAATTATATGGCATTCATAGGTGTATATGGCACATCATTAGGACTCGCATCAGATCCTGTTCAGTATGTTCGTGAAGGTGATTGGGTAAGATTATCTAATACGGCAGCGGGATCTGCCTGGTCTGCTTCAGTTACTTATAGTCCCGGCGCAAGAGTTGACTACATTGGTTATCAATGGCTACAAATTTCTGGTGGTCCAGTACTAGCAGATATCCCAGGCACTGACACTAGTTGGCAACGATTAGGTGTATCTTTTTCAAATGAAGGGATTTTCCAGGTAGTAAGAGTTTTCGGTCAAAACACTTTTTATATTCAAAACACTTTAGGTATCGATGAAATGGTTCAACTGGGAGCAGGGTCGGAACTCAGCTTTTACAGTTATGACTCTGTTATGCCGGGAGATACCTTGGTAATCGCTGGCAATATTCTTAACAGCCTGAATGTTGGCAGATACACTGTTCTGGATCAAAATGCTGGTCCTGGCTATGCTTTCCCTACGGCAACCCGAATTTATACTCTTCCTATCCCAGTCGTTCAAGGTAATACAGTTTTGGGTGATAGCTTTATACAAGTAAACATTGAAGAAGCTAATCCGCTTCAATTACTGAAACGCATTGTAACGATCGCTCCGTCTGATGTAGGCTACGCAAATGTAATTGTAGATTCTTTTAATCTCATCAATAAAGTTTCTTCTTCACTTGGAGCTGCGATGGTATTCCAAAATAAAATTGCTTACAATAATGCAATTGCATTTGGAGTAGATTCTTACCGTTATTATGGCGGATTGGTTGAAGAGCTTAATCGAGTGATTTATGGCGATCCCACTGATCCATTGAATTTCCCAGGCATTCGTGCTGCGGGAACTAATGTAGATATTAAACCGGCATTAGTCAAACGCATCACCGTAGCATTAGCAGTTAGGCTTAAGTCGGGTGTTCCGTTCATTGAACTCCGCGATCGTATCAAGGCATCAGTAGCAGGATATGTCAATAGCTTGGGTGTAGGTGATCAAGTATCTTTAAGTAGTATTGTAGATGCTGCCGGTAAGATCAATGGAGTTACGTCAGTCGTAATTACTTCACCTACCTACGACGTGACACAAGATCAAATCTTTGTGGGATCCGACATGAGAGCTGCCGTGGTTAATCCAACAAACGATGTTGTGGTTGCTTCCCTGACCTCTTGATTTTTATTCATAATCATACCATACTTGAACTTCTCGCCAGGATGTTTCAGAATATTCACCTAATTTCACTTCGATTCTTCTTTTGATTTTTACCCAATGTTCTTCGCTTTTATCCGTGAATTTATATGGATTAAAAATAATTGAGCCGCTGTCTAAAAGTTCGGCCTTTATTTTTTTTAGATTACCGTTTTTATCTAATCCTACCCATTTCACTTGTGCATAACATGTGTCGAACCAGTAGGTGCTGCGGATCAAATCCCCCTTTTTCGGATTAATGCTTGAAAGTTTGTTATATTTAGGATTCATTTTAGTTGAATTATATAATAATTAAAACGAGGCTGTTTGCCTTCACAATCGTATGACTCGTAACGGGATCGCCACGATTTCTTTGGTTTATGCCAATAATGACTTGATTCCCATTCTTTCTGCTCCTCCACTATAAAATACCCATCTGGAATTCGAATATTTATTTTTTCCATTTCTGGCATTCCTTTATGTATTGTATAGGTCGATAATCAATGACTATACTATATACAGTTTTAGTGCGAGGTTTATATCCATCAAAATCAATTGAAAGCGGAGTAATGTTCTCTGTTTTGTAGGCGTGCGGAGGAATATAATAGTTATACTTTTTGCTTACTCCCCAAAAGTGAACTCGCCAATATTTACTCATCGATAGTCTCTATTGTGAATAAATAATCCATGGTAATGGATACTCCCCATTTATCTTCAAAACGAGTGTTAATACCGCCCCATTCTCCTATTAATACCCACCTCTGTACAGATTTTGGAGTATCCCAATAATAAACTTTCATGGCGTCGGAGATGGTGAGGGACTTGGAATTGGTTCTGCACTAGAAGCAGTTAAGATTGCCAAGAACTGATCGTAACATTGACTAGCGCAAGTAGTATTGCCGCTGCACTGCGAAGAACAAAATTGCTGTGCTAATGCATAGTTAATGGTGGTAGAGACCTGAACTTGCAGGGGATCTACTTTTACTGGATCTGAATGAACCTGTAATCCACAACCAGAAGCTAACAAAAAACATAAGCTAGTGAAATATTTCATAATATTAGCTATCCAATCTGGCAGGCTGCCAATTACGTAAAAAATTAGTCAAGATTTCACCAAATTTTTGTAGAGCTTCTTTTTTGGTTTTAGCTTCTGTCATAGGCAATACAGCGAATACGCGTCCAGCAGAGCTAATTTCATATTGTTTTTTGTCTTCATTTAATTTCACGTTCATATATTAACTCTAACCTCAATCTGTCGGACCGTCAAGGAAAATCTCGAAACAGTACTCGACTTTAGAATATTGATAAGGAATATCATAGGAAGTCATCCATGCCCAACCCCCAATGTCAAATACATCCAAGTAAAATGAACTATCATCAATTAACTCATCTATATATTTCATTTAAAATAAATCACGTATTGAAGTCTGAAACCAAGTACCTGGCCTCCGTATAAAGTAATCCACCTGTATGTTTTCGATCCCCGAAACTCTTCTACGATGTGATAAGTAGCATTATCCATTTTCGGGCACCTCTTTGAAAGAGATTTCCATTCTGTAGGTCCAGGTAGCTAATGGTCCAAGTGCCCAGTCTCCATGGGTGCCTATATTTACGGTACCCCAGTCGTAAATACGATCACCAGGGACTTCGTAACAATGAATTCCGCGTTTATGTACAGAAGGATATAGGTCATTGACCCATTTGTCCCATCCTGCCCAGCTTCCCGTGGTTTTAATTTTTTTCATTTCTTAAGCAGTTTCTTTTTGGTTTTGGCCAATTGATCCGCAGCACAAAATAGTGTGTATTTGAAAGTTAGAATCGTCGCAATAGAAGTCATCACGGTAGCTATTATGATTTGCGATGCCACAGAATTTAATTTCTTTTTCACTCTTATATAATACCATTATTTTAGATCGATTCTGATATAATTTGTTTGCCATTCGTTTTCATTCGCACAAACCACATACGCGATAGCAGTTACGCCCCCTCCGCGTCGAACAACTGGTAAAACAATGTAGTCTATTTTCTTGCCCGCATCCACGCTTTGTTCCTTTCAACTTGGTGCATGACCCAAAATTCACCACAACCCATTTCAATTATAATAACGCCAATAGGGGTGACCACAGATATTGAAGTCAACCCTACGTGAAAATAGTATGCTTTAAAGTTATCTAATTGGTCCATATTTCCCAAATTTCAAGATTATCGGTAGTCCAAAAAATAGTAGGAGTAGCATTTAGTAAAACTATTTTTTGAATTACGGGATTGACGGGAGCCCAATAGTAATTTTTCACTATTCCGCAATTCTTTCAGCTTCCAGAGAGAACTCATTCATTTCATCTAAGAATTGAGCCATTGGATCAATGGTACATTTAAAATTAGGATTCGTATTATCGACGATAAGATAAAGCTTACCAGCGCGAGGAGACAATTCAGGAGCGTCATTGCAAACTACCAAAGTATTATTAACGTATTTATGAGTGATCATGGGTTACCTCTTAATAAAAGAATACCATACTAAAATAGGAATGTAAAGAAAATTATCGCAGGACCGACATTTTTCTGGCATATGACATTAAACGAATTCTCACTACTATTTCACCCTCTTCTAAATACGTAGTATAACTGCATAATTTATTTTCTTTCCAATTTAAGCTAGAAGATTTTGCCATTTGATGATAGAAATCTGACGCCACTTCGTCTTCTTCCGGGCTCCGCTCGATGCGAATATAAATACCGGTATGATCAATCATTATAATAGATTCCAATCTAATTCGGGATTCTTGGGCTTTTTACTCAAAGGTTTAACTGAAAAGATTACATCACCATTATCTGGAGCCGCGACGATTAACTCATAGTTTGTGTTATGCTGAGCGAATATGTTTTTCAAATCACAGGCACTGATATAAAATAGCATTTGCGACATTGGCCCTTCTACATAAATAGGCATAAGATCTGTGCCAAGGGCACCATTAATAGCGTAAACACTGCAATTCCACAATCCCTTAACCTTTAGAGGATTGCCATGGCGATCTTCGAAGTCGAACTCGGTACCACCAAATCCATTTTCATTCTTAGCGTTATGGCCATAAATCTGTTTAAACGGATGGGAATCATGGCTACCGATGTAAATTGTTTCTAATTCATTGATCTTACTTGTTTCATAATGAAACGGCAAAGTTACTTGATCCACTTCTAAGGTGATTTTAGGTTCGGCCAACTGACCCTCCTGCATGTCGATCTCTATGTTTTTAATTATCATTTTTTGCTTTCCAAAGAGATTCTCTTAATACTAATTTTGATCCAATTGAGAAACGCCAGGGAGCATTCCCTTGCCTAATATAATCGTCGGTCATTATCGAGTCCATAAACTGCATAAAAGAATTTTCATCAAGGTAAAAATGAAACCACATTATTTTAACCCTCGAAGATATATTTTTGAGTTATTGGTGTCACCCTCTAAAAACCAGTCAATAGTATTATTTAGATGAGGTACATCCCCAGCACAACAATCTTGGAATATGCCATAAAAGGCATTTTCTTCTACGCTAAATACATAAGTTTTCATACTGAAAGAATCTCGATAATCGGTTTTTCATCCAAACCAACTCTCCATTCGACTTTATAAACAGAAGACTTGCGAGATGTTTCTATAATTCCTTCTCTGATATAGTCTGTCACAGCAAAAGTCCATTTAACCGTAAACTGATCTAAAGATACTTCGCCGTATTGCCATTCAACCATTCATTAAATTCTAGCATAATTAAAATCAGAAGTCAAGGAATTTATGGTATACTACCATTATGAAACAAGTAACAGTTAATGCAGTACATTTTAAATCAAGTGGAGATGTAGAATCCACAAAATCAACCCGCCATCAATTGGGATACCGATTGGACGTAAGCGCAACCAATGATTATCCTTATGATAAATATGAGTTGACTTACGGGGAAAAGCCTGGAACTACAACTCTTTTAGTTAAAAATAATAAAGAGCAGCTCCTGGCTAAATACGAACTCGTCCCAGACGAAGATCAACCCGAATAACTCCTAATATTACCTATGCTGTTCTGGGGCAACTCTTATCCCACATTTGTGGGCAAATGAATCCCCGGTTTTCACTCTATCATATGGTAATATCAGACACAAATTCAGACCAGTACAAATGGGTGCGCCAGTTTATCAGCGATTTCATCGGTGGTGAGAACGCTGACGCATTCCTATTGTCATTGGCGGACGAGCACCAAAATCTTTCCAACCTGTCTGTTGCTGTTAACAATTCCTTAACAATTTCAATGTCCGGTGGGGAATACCTCGATCGAGTATTAGCTGGCTATGGCATCACCCGTCCAGCAGACCTTGGTCTATCTGACGATGCCTTCCGCAAGATCGGTATCGCGATCAATGCACAAAAACAGATCACTGACGTAATTCACACGATCTTAGAGATCTTCTTCGGGGAAGAGTCAGTCCGCGCATACGCTCAGTCTACAGTGGCAGGCCCATATGCATTCGAAGATGGCGACGAACTATTCGTCGAACTCGAAAACGGCACAATCTATAACATCCCATTTGACTTGACTAATTTTACCGACCCCAGCCAAGTTTCCGCGCAGGAAGCTAGCGATGTGATCACTAGGTTTTTCTCAAGCCAAAGCTTAAACGCATATTCCAAGGTTTACACCGATTCATCTACGCAGCTCCAATACGTTAGAATATTCGGATCAGCCAAGGGGCCATACTCGTTAGTGCAAATCCAGGGTGGTCGCGTGCAATCAGTAATGCAGTTCCCAGACATGCGCCCAACTGAATTAGCGGTAAACACTACTGTGTGGCAAGTGACGAGAAACGTATCTTCCACGATCCGATTCAGATGGTATTCAGGTCCTAAGCCAGCGCTCGAATCTTTATTCCCAAATGATATAGCTAATATATTTGGTCAACCATTCGTATTAGCAGGTATCGACGGATCATTCCCGATCACGAACGTCAGAGCAGCCGGGGTTTCACCAGAAGTTGACTCAGGCTATTTCGAAGTATCGATCCCGGAATTAAGCGGCCTAAATTCTATCCAAGTAGACACAATACCTCCACCTAATTCAGGCGGCAATATCTATTCTTTCCTCGTCAACCAAGGTGCCTACGAAGATCTAACCTTCTTCGCACCAAAGAAGAACGTACCTTACGGTCAAAGCCGATTCGCATTAGCATTCGAAGCAGTGAGCGGTACCCTACAAATTTACTTACCAGCAACCACCCAAGTCGTAGAACGCGCTTTGACCGGTGGGATGCATATGCACATGAAATATACCGAACAAGATCTCGACGGTACTTTCGGTTCAAGTTTAACGAACGATACCAAAAACCAAATTATTATCATCTCTGACATGGCGTTCAAATACCCAGCTTTGGGTTATGACATGGATTCAACAGGTGGGGAAGTGACTATCAATGCACCAAGCCCTTACACTATTCCAGTCAACTATTGTTTCAGAGAACAAGGCTACACCACCGTAGTCTGCGCACAGCCACATGGTCTACCTGACCAATCGTGGAGCCCAAACACAAATTACTCAATCGGAAACATCGCCTACTACCAAGGAGCTACTTATCAGGCGCTCCAAGCTACAGGTCCATTAAGTATGGTTGAACCTCCAGCAGACAATCCCGTCTTCTGGCAATTCCAGGAGTATAGCCAAAATTATTCGGACTATACTATCACACTCGACGTAGATTTCGTTGAATCAGATGATCCTGCTAACCCATTTCTGGGGAGCTACATCGTAGACCCAGCAGCCGGTTACGCATTAACATCTGATATGGTAACGACTAGAGAAGCATTAAGAGCTGGCCAAAGGAAGAGTACATTGTACTGCCAAGGCGAACTCCCAAATGCTGCAGGTATTTTGTTATTCGGTTTAAACACTGACCAACAAGAAGGACCAGTCAATTACTTCGGTGCCCAAGTCGCGGGCGCTGCAACAGCTATCCCATTAACTTCAGCTTCCCAAGTCGGTACTACCATAACGGTGGTCACGACCCAAACCAATGGAGCAATCCCTGGTTCAACTGTAGTTATTGCCGGTACAGGAACACCTATCGACGGTACGTATGTGGTTACTAACGTTATCAGTCCAACTGTATATCAATGCACAGCAGGAAGCCCAGGCATTTATTCATCGGTTGGAGTTGGTACGAGCACCACCCAAGTGAATGGGGTTACATCGACTTTACTGATCGACCCTTCATACTCATTTAAGTATGACCACGCAATCGCAACCGACGTTACGGTACTATCGAGCCAATTCGCTTATGTACCAGCCCCTGACGGTTCAGATTATTCACCTTATATCACAGGTTCACCAGACGGACGCATTTATTGCCAAAGCCTGATAGACCAGATTGTAGCGTGCGGCATTAATCTGAATATCACAGTGGTATATCCTGGATCAACGGGTGTAGGTAATGATACGGATGGCACATTGGCAACGTCTGTTCCACAAAACGACATTGTTTGGATTTACGGTGGGGACACATAGATGACTAGATTTGTATATCTTTCATTATACATGAGAACGATGTACAGCTTATACGATTTGTTAGAAAAGGTTTATATGTACGACACCACTTCAATGCTTATTACTCAGCGCAACATCACAGGAGTAACTAAGTTCTATGAAGCTTTGCGTTTAATCAACCTCAAAGGCGATCTAAGAAAGACTATGCCAATGATCGGTCAGACTATGGGGAGTTGCTAGATTTACAGCGAATTTAGTGATAAGGTATGAATATGAATAAATCTAAATGGACGTTAGAAGCATGCAAAGAAGATGCCCTTAAGTATACATCACGATGGGCATGGAATAAAGCTTCTAATAATCGGCCATACAAGACCGCTCGCGTTAATGGATGGCTGGATATTTGCTGTGCGCATATGCCTCAAATTAATAAGCCACCAAATTACTGGACCATAAAAGAAAATTGTATTATTGATGCACATAAATTTAACGATAGAACAATATGGCAAATTACTTCGCACTCAGCCTATAAAAGCGCATGCGATAACGGCTGGCTGAGTGAATGTACGATGCATATGATAGACAAGATTAAGCCAAAAGGGACATGGACTTTGCAGACTTGTAAGATCGATGCAAAGATATACAAAACTATTTCTGCATGGCAAGAGGGGTCTCCTTCTGGATATCAAACTGCGTTTAAAAGAGGATGGCTAGCAGAATGTTCTGAGCACATGACGAAGAGCTGTTTATCTAGGCCGGAACAAAGCCTTAGAGAAGAAATTAAAGCATTATATCCTAATGCTGATTCCAAATTTTTCACCCAAAACGGTAAAAGAATGCAATTGGATATTTATATACCGGAACTTAATAAAGGTATTGAATTTAATGGGGATTATTGGCATGGCGAAGGAATGATCAGACAAGGAATTAACCCTCATCAATATCATGCAAACAAGAAACAATTTTTCCAGTCAATTAATATTAGTTACATAGAAATTTGGGAATCCGAATGGAATACCAATAAAGATCTTTGCTTAAGCAAAGCGAAGGAGTTTTTATTCAATCCGTAATACGCACAGGTGCCCGATTGCAGTTAAAGGTGTATGATGGCAATGAAGAACGACTAATAGGTTATTGCACGGCTATTAACTATACAGTAAGTTCCGGCCAGAAATCCATTTATGTGGTCGACAGTCCATTCCCAGCAGAAATCGCGCAGGGGGCTGGCCCATCGCAGGTACGTGGCTCGATGACCATCTACATGCTTCAGAACACAACGCCTGAGATCTTAGGCTTAGTTCCATTCCGCACATCAGGCACTGCCGCTTCAGGTGACCTGTCGCCTAGCCCAGGTGACTCAACCAATATGTTCAACATGGCATATTCGAAATCAATTTTCTTACGTTTGTATGACCGCAATAGTGGGACTCTATTTACTTCACTCGATTACCTAAAAGTCGGATCATACTCCGTAGCAGTGACTGCCAAAGGGATCGTAAAGGCTGATTTAGCTTTTGAGGCTCGTTACGCGACTCCTGGCCAAGGATAATAGCAAAACAAAGTTCGTTAGTTGAATAACTCATGCCTTGACCAATTGAATAAATAAATAGAATTACTGCAGTAATCAAAACTTGACCAACTTCTCCAATACCTTTGGATTCAATAAATTTAAAACTTATGAAATACACTGGTAATTGCAATGATAATCCTACAATCCATCTTAAAACTTTTTGGAATTTGCTCATACCCTAATCCTATCATCGCCAAGCGTTTTTGTCAATAATTCTTTCTTCGACGGAAAAGCATCAACGTGATGGCCCACTATTCAATAAGTTACGGTACGAAGACTGAGCAGCGTCCTCAACTCGCAAACGACTCCAGTAATGTAATTGATAATTGGGATAAATTTCGTCGTCCCATTGCTGTTCCCAATCTATCTCTATGTAATAATTAGTGTAATAAATATTATCCAATGCCGTAATCCTCCACCGTAAATGTGTAAACGTGCCACGGGCGAATGCCAATGCGCGGATAGCACAAAAGACCTGACCTATCTTGAATCCAGAAGTGTGTTATCATTTGTACCCATTATTCATTATAACTTGCAGCCAGTTAGTGTTCCAATAAAATTCGCCCACTTGAAATACTTTGAGGTATTCCAAAGATCCGGTGGCCCGCTCTCCACGACGATTGATCAAGTCAATTTTAAATGTGTATTTAATCACCATTCTTTACATCGCAATCTACTATAAACTATAACCATATCAACACTACTGTATTCATATACACGCCATTGTCGGTTAGCCCATTCATGGCACCACTTACGATATTCACGCAGTTCCTGGTGCGATTGAAATAACAAGAAAAATTCGATCATAAATTATAACTCAAGAAATAACGGCCATACGTGGACGCGCCCATAGTCCAACTCATTCTATTAGATAACCACACTTTGCGGAAGCTTTCGAACTCGTGCTCACTATCGAATTGCACATAAATTAAGATCATTAATAAATCCTGTTAGCAAATGAAATATACTTAAATGGCACTATGACTATGTG